GTCTCACACCTCTTGCACCCTACGCAATCTTCAGTTCTAGGTGATGAAGCAATTTGTCCTGCTTTACAACCATCCCACGGAACCATCTCTAATACATCCAATGGGCATGCCCTCACGCATTGTGTACAACCAATGCATGTATCATATATTTTTACAGCATGAGACATCAAATAACACCTTTACTGGTTTTATTTATAAATCATAACATAAGTTTAAATTTTTGACAATATTATATGCCTTTTAGCGGGGTGATACTGTAACATTTGATTCAGTCAAGTTACCACTTCTTGCTTCAAAGTGTGCTTCGACTGGCCATATTGCTGAAGTTAATATACATCTGATTGCTAACCTTACATCTAAAATTATTTCTGACATCGCTGGATTCTTTCTTTCTCTGACCGTAATTAAATACTTTCTTCCTGCCCATCCTATGCATCCTGCAATATAAATGAACATCATTGCTGGTATTGTCAACTCCCATACGTTATCCCAGACACCACCCGCAAGTTCATTGTAAACTGGAAATGCTCTGAGACCCTCTAGGATCATCACTGATGTGATTGTGATCCAGATCATTCCTAATACTGGTGCTGTAGACAAAAACTTTCTCATGGATCAAATGCCCCGAATGCTAAAATTATTAATACTACTATAGTTATGTATACTGCTGCATGATAGATCATCGCTTCACATCATGTGCACAGCCATCTCCTTTGTAGTCTTCACTATCATAATAACCACCCTTAGTTCCAAAGTAAACGGTGGCAAGAACAAATGGGAAAGAGAGTAAAAACAATATTGTTTCTAGTGTCATACCCAAGCATAGTGTGGTAGAACCACCAATGCTGTTCCTATTATTCCAAATAATACCATACTTGATCTAATTGGTAAATCCTTCATTCCTTCCAATCCTCCTTAAGAATTTCATATAAAGAATAAGGATGCTCCTGTAGATAAGGAACATCCTCTCTTGCGTGTGCTGCTGCTGCGAACGCATCATCTGCATATTCACAGATGTGGTGCTCTAAATTTTTTTGGTCGTGCCAAGCTAAAGTGTAGTGGTGCATGATTCTTTTCAATTCCAATACATCAATATTTATCATAGCACACTAGGTATAAATACGCACTAATGTGTCGGTTTGCACACCATGTTAGAGAATCAAATTATGCTTTTGGAGGTGTAGGGCCTGGTGCAAGAACCATTGGTGCTTGCTCAATCCTAATTGTCTGTGCGGGTGCTGCTTGAGTTGCTTTATCAATCAACATTTCCATATCTTTCTTGGAGATATTTGCACCGCCACCATTAGCAGCGTTCTTATTCTTGGCAGTTTGAATGCCGAAGCTAGCCAGAACTCCTGTAAATACCGAAGCGATAAATGTCGGATCAATATTCTTTTGTGGGAAGTTTGGTATGGCTACGTAGTTTAAAGTTAAGATCCCTCCAGACCAAATCAAAATTCCCAATCTCACAAAGGTAGAAAAGATTTCCATCTGCTCTTCCTTGTCATGTGAAAGTTCTTTTAATTTCTCTAGAGGGCCTTTTTTCTTAACCTCTTCTTTCTTTACCGCTTCACTCATTAGATTTTAAGTATCACTACTGTATATAGTTAACCTCGTTTACTGCGATAGAAGATCAACGCGATAATAGCAGGGCCAGCAATCGCTACCACTGCGAGAGGTATGAGTGTTGCCATATTAGAACGGTGATGATGGTAGTGCAGGTTCTGATAGTGTTGGTGCAAAACTAGGTGCATCTTGACCTGCTCCACTAAGACCATCAGGAACAAGTGCTCCGCCTAATCCACCAGTGACTTGTTCTAAAATTTTGGTCTTCGCATCTTCAATGATCGCATCCTTACGAATAAAGACATATCCACCTAGACCAACAACAGCAAGAGACACCACACCAGATGTGATGGCAATTGCATTTACGAGTTTTTGCATGAGTTAAATATTTACTTCTCTTCCATCATAGCATCCATCATGACAATAAAGCAAGTGGTGAGTAAACTCACACCTGATATCATGAGGATTGACATTTGAAATATCTTATATGCATCGACTGATCCCATTATAAAACCCCTGCAATGATGCCCATCACCAATGAACCTGTGAATATCCATGGAATTAATTTTACTGATGGTGGGGTTTTTCTGTAGATCATTAAATGAGACCGAGTGAACCTGCTGTAATTCCTACAGTCAGGAAGAATAAGAATTCAAAGATCGGCAGGTATCCTGCGTTCTTTAATAAGAATTGAGTCATTTGTGCTTGTGCTCCTCAGCTATTTGATTTTATGAATAGACGTATTGCCCTGCATTTAAGGCAATGTAAGTTGCTACTGCAACTAGAAAAGTGATTTGAGGCATAGAATTAATACTCCTAGCATTGCTAAACGACCATTGATACGTTCAGCATATTTCCAGTAAGGGTGTGTAAGATCCATTATGCTCCTGATGGTGCATATGCAGGAGCCATTTCCTGCTGACGAACTCTGATGCCCATACCACCTTCAAAGTCATCATCATCATCGTCATTACCAAGTGCTCTTAAGAACAACTCAATACCGACTAGTGCACCAATTGGATATAGAACCCAAAGCATAGCAAAGAATGGTGATATTTCTGAAACTGACTGTAGTTCGCCCATGTAAATTTTTGTTACGAGTAATTATTTAGATTTGTAAAGTTTTGACGGCAAAAAAAATTTAGACCATCACTGGGCTAACAGTTCCCAACACTGCAAAGAGTGAAATGAGAATCGTTAACCCTGCTGTTGATTCTTTGGTCATTAGACTAAACCAAAGAACATGTGACCTGTAGTAGCATAAGAAACTGATGCTGCTACTAAACCTAGCATAGCGAGTTGACCGTTAAGACGCTCTGCTACAACCTTCTCTCTTTCGGGTTGTCTTCTAGTTTGTGTGACGTTTTCTACGTCTGCTGCTTTTGTTCCGAACATTATACAAAACCTGGTATTAGTTGACCTGTGTATGTGTATGATACACATAATACGATGAATGCCATCATCGCTGCACGACCTTGTGCTTTAAAGAAGATGTCTTTGTTTGACATTAGAAAATACCTGGTACGATGTTTCCTGTTGTTGCGTAAGCACCGATTGCTGCTACGAATCCAAGCATTGCTGCCCAACCATTAAATCTTTCTGCTTCTGGTGTCATTTGATTTCTCCGTTAGTAAATTAGTAAGTGTGTTGATTAAAATAGGCCTGGAATTATCCAACCTGTGAAACCGTAGTTAATAAATGCTGCGACGAATCCCATCATAGCAAGTCTACCGTTTGTTCTCTCTGCTTCCTTCCAGTAGTTAGAAGGTGTTCTCTTTAAAGGTGTGTCTGTCATTAGAATACACCTGGTATTACTTGACCTGTGGTTGCGTATGCACCAATTAATGCAACGAATCCGATCATAGCCCAACGACCATTGACTTTCTCTGCATTTTGTGGATAACCATCGTATGAAATGGATTCATCAACCCAAGGTTGTGTTTGGGTAGGATACATGTTCTGTCTTCCACCGCTTTCAGTTGTAACAGTCATTAAGTTTTATTAAGTAACGTAACATAATTATATATAAAAGATTAAATTTTGTCAACAAATTTAACAATGTGGGAACCCGAACATAGGTAAATATGCTTGTTTCGTAACATAACTTAAGAATAGTGTCACAGATATGTCACAAAAAAAGACCCCTGAGTTAACAGAGGTCTTTGTATTGTAAAGTTACAACTTAGAATGTGAACTTAGCACCAATTTTAGCACCCCAGTTCTTCTGGTCATCGTTGTTTACTTCAGTTGTGATAACAGAAAGTTCACCGTAGACACCTAAAGCATCTGTTGCTGCATAAGAAGCACCAACCTTACCTGAGATCTCTCCTTCTGAACCATCAGTTCCATCCACAGCAACTAATGCTGGGCCACCTTGAACATAGTATCCAAGTTTTCCTCTTGTTCCTTCGTAGCCAATATGGATATCTGTTGTTGCACCAGAGTAATCTCCATCTGGATATGAAACATTAGACTCTACATTGACGTATGGGCCTGCAAAAGCAGCACCTGCGAATAGGAATGGAGAGGCAGCAATTGCTGCGATTTTAGACTTGATAGACATTTGTATTGTTTATTTTCTCGCATGGGCAATAAAAAACCCTTGCGGATGATACCATCCCCGACATGGGATGATTTTTACATTCGCCATAGGGTTACGATCTTTCGGGCCCTTCGACTATACCAAACTGTCACATGTGACAGTTGAATGTATTTAGTATATCAAAACTTCAAAAACATGTCAACATGTGACAACCACTTATCTGTCCGTCACTGTTGTGCTGCTGAGTTCTCTGTTATCCTACC